GGCCAGTCGGGTGTTGCCACCCCGGAGTGCCATCCGGTCAGAAGTGCGTGCACCGACAAGAGAGGCCATAAGCCTATCTTGCGGGCACTCCCAGTTCTCGCTCCTCTGACGAGGGACGGGAACATACGCTTCAAAGCGGTGAAGTTTATCGTTCCACCTAGTTTTGAGACCCCCCTTTGAATAGGGGCCACAAGCTAGGAAAGAAGATGAACACCGTTCATCAACACTAGCAGTCGGTGTTAACCGCCTGAGTAATGTTAAAAAGAAGCGAGAGGCCTCTTTATAGCCAGACGCGTAAAGCGACTGGTTATAAGATAAGAGGCTCGGGAATTGCTCGATGTGTAACGCTTCTCCGTAAAGGTATTGTTTGTTCCTAGTAATAGAAACATCGATACCGTTAAATGTCTCGATACCGCATGACTCCCGAAATGGGGTCATGTAGCAACACTTCGAAGGGCTGGGTTCGCACCCAATCATACGAAGAATATCGAGAACAAAACTCGCTGAGTCAACGGGGACGATAATATCGTCACCGAAGACAGAAACGAGTCGGCAAGCGGACGAATATCCGATTCTTTCGAACCATGATACACAGCTAACTGCTATCGACCAAAACACAATGGTTTCGATCGGGAAGCAAACAGCTGATCCCATAGGTGCGAATGAATAGAGCCGGATCTCCTCTCCCGTCGGAAGACGGGCATGAGTAGATCTGGCATGGAAAAGCGCCCGTCTCCAGTCCCTGATCCCTCCGAAGAGGAACCAGATCAACTGGCACGATATTGTGTCACTAGCATTGGAAAGATCCAATGTAGCGAAACCCTGATCGTGGGCACGTAGACAGTGTTCCCTATTCTTTCCTTGGTCGCGTAATGCAACAGAGGAGGAGAATAAGGAGCTACGCTGAAAACGCGTTTCCATTTCGCGCCATAACCCCTGTTGAACATACTGCATAGCAGCAGGCTCAGCAGAGATAAGACGCGGACCTCTCGAGTCTTTCGGCACCAGGCATACCTTTGTCACAGATCGTGTCAAAGGAATACCTGAGTGTTTAGGATCGAGGCGGATATTAGGTTTCCCGTACATGAGAAATGGAAAAACGGGCTCAAGGCTGCGAGGCCATGAGTCGAAATGCCATTTTTCAGTATTCGTCTTACCCTCAGCAACGCCACCCGGTCCATGTTTTGGAACAAGGTGGTGAGTATCGAGGGGTTGACGACCCAGTACATGTGATATCAGATCACGCGCACGCTCCATTACGGGGTGCGAGACGTCGAGCTTTAGGGCACGCATGCGTGCCTGACAGTCAGCGAACGTCCTTAAGGCAGTCTCCTGCTGGACTACAGTCGACGGATAGTCGATTTTTGAGTCCAAAAGGAGAATTTGTCTTAGGTACTGGATGGAACGGACACAAGGTTGGGGTCGCAAGGTCCCGCTATCGCTATCTAGAACACGGTCGAAGACCGTGAACCAGAGAAGCGGTAGCCTAGTTCGATTCTTCCTACGAAATTGCTCCGGGCACTGAAAGGTGCCCGAAACTAGAGCTCGATCAAACGCCCTACCAAGTGTTGGTAGGGCCATTCGAACAAAGCTGTCTCCTTCATTGGCTAGCCGTTGGCTAACCGTGAGGAAATCACGTTCAGGAAAGGAATCAAAGAGACCAAACGACACACCATCGAGCAATAAGGCACGATGGAGCTCGAGATATCGGACTTGGAACCTATTAAGGTCACCCAAAATGGGATCCCTCCAAGCCGCAAATGATCCGAATCTCACACCTCTCCCCCTTTCGGGGGGCATGCGATCACTAAGGGATGCGTGGAGGGTTGAACGGGCCGGTGACATTGAAGTCACCGGTTGGCGTCTGACCCAGCACGAAGCCCAGCATGAAGGTATGCCGGAAGAGGCTCGCAATGTAGGAAATGCCAAGTCCTACCATTGCCACGGTAATTGAGTCGCCCTTGGGCACCGTGACCTGGAACGACACTTTCGCAACGCTTACGCGTTGGGTGTCGGGGTCAAGTGCCTCATGGCGATACGTTACCGTGTGGACGTCACTCGCAAGGCTCCCGATCGCACCGACTTTGTGGTCGATGTCGATGTATCGCTTATTTGTCGCATCGTTGCCATCGTAGGCAAAGCGCGACGCGTAGGCGTTCTGGGAAACCTTGTAGAAAGTAAGGTCCGTGGTACCGTCACTGGAAGTGACGATGAGAGATTCGGCGGCCATTTACAGCTCCATGAATGAGGTAAAACCTCGTTTGTGCTTGATTCAACGATTTTTGAGTAGCTGCTGTATTAGCAGGCTACCTCCGTTGATTATTTGCGGAAGACCGAAACCTGACAAGTCAAACAGGGTTCGGGACTCTGGAACGTCCAGAAAGCGAGTGTATCTGGTATTGACAACCGAGGCAAGCTCGGTACCAGAAAAACTCTCGGGAATCGTAGCGGACCAAACGTGGATGACCCCTGAGGAAAGCCTCACGGAAATAACATCCTCCGTTCGGAGAGAAGCCACGAAACCACGAGAATCGCCGTAAGGGTTAAACGTATGAACTTGAGTAAGCTTATTAAGCCGCTCTTGCGCATTGGTAACCCAATCGACGACGAATGAGTAAGGAATTAACTCCCAAACGAGGCCCACAAGACGCCCAACTCCAAAATATTGGAGGAAGGCGTTGATGTTTGCCTCAAGAGTTAAATCACCCCTCACTCGAAAGTACGCTCCCATACTCGCAGTTAAGCGAGTCCTACTTGGCGATTTAAATATCGTCGCGTAGGTGGGAAAGTACTCACTCGTATACTCATCAGAAGATGAGCTCTGGCGTACCCTCACGGGTACGTACTGTCCCACATGTCTTTTAAGGTAGTCAACCCGTTGAAGAACGACCCTCCTGGCATGTGAAATGCCTAGAAGGTCGGATATCATAGGGCGGACGCCAAAATTGTACATGAGGGTGGAGTTACTCGCGTCTTGAAGGACGCGGCGGACCATACGGCCCGTCGTATAGCGTGATCTTAACGGTTGCTTGCCGTAACGTTTCGCAACGTATTTGACAAAGCGACCCATACCTCTAGCGGGCGAAGCTAGAAAGCGAACCGCATCTATTACTAGTTGCGGTTGCGCAATCGTTTCGCCCAATAGAACCTCATTCCGAAGGATATTTTTTGAATCCTCGAGGAATTTGGCTTCAAGGGTTTCCCAGTCAACACTCGGATACGTTGGCATCCCTCCTTTCGTCTCAAGATCCCCCACAAAAGTGGAAAGATTTTGATAACTACTGAGGGGGAAGCCAAGAACCGAAGCATAGCCTGGTAAATTACCCGTGAAAGTAAGATCATACGAATAACTCCCTGATGCACCGGATGCCTCAATGGCCACATCTTTTGACATGGTCATATAGGTTCGTAAGTGATCGCAAGGGTTAACAGACGGGTTGTGAGACCCGACCGTATCCCTGAAATCACTCTCACTATCAAACGAACACAAGTCATCCGCAATCACGGTTTGGTCGACTGGGTAGTCGACCGTTCCAGTAGGATTATGGACGCGCCGCATGATGGTGTGAATTCCGCCAAGGAAGTTATTCTTGGTACGGAACACTCGATGTCTCATTGGATCCTTTCCAGAGGGAGTGGGGCCTTGACAGGGGCC